TCAATCTTGAGGAGCAAAACCAACTTTTAAAAATACAGGATGAAAGACAAAGGGCAGTAACAAAGGCGAGAATGGAGGCAGCTAAGGTAACTGATAACCCCAATCAGATAGCCAGAGCTGGTGAGCTTGCAGGGCAGATATATGATTTAAATGAGGCTGAGAAAGCAAGAGAAAAAGCGCAAAATGATTCTCAGTCAGCGGCCAACAAGGCAGCCACAGAGCAGGAGAATATCGCCAATAAACTTGAGCAGCTTCGCCAGAAGTCACTGCTTACCGCTGAAAGCACAAGAGAGCTTAGCCGCGAACAGTCAATACTGGCTGCTCAGCAATCCCTTGGCAAGGGGGCCACTCAGGAGCAGATTAATCTTGCCGGGCAATATGCGGCTAAGGCATGGGATAATGCCAACGCGATCAAAGCTCAGGCAGAGGCAGAGAAAAAAAGAGTCGAGGCTGTCAAGGGGTTCGCTGCATTAAAATCGCAGACATCCCCAATGTTTGCCGTTGAAAGAGGATACCAGAAGGATTTAGCAGCGCTCAATGCTTACGCAGTAGCTTACCCGCAAAAGATAGCGGAGGTTGAGCAGGCTAGAGCAGCTATTGAGGAGCAATATCGACAGCAGCGCCTTGATGCCATGTGGCAGGAGTGGAGCCAGCAGAATGCGGCTACGCAAGCAGCAGCTGCTGCATTTGATGCTTTTGGGCAAACAGCAAGCAATGCCTTGACCGGTGTTCTGACTGGCTCAATGTCTGTTAGCGAGGCGCTACAGTCAATAGGGAGTAATGTGTTAAATGCGGTTATTAACTCTTTCGTTCAGATGGGTGTGGAGTGGCTTAAATCAGTAATAATGGGACAAGCAGGAATGGCAGCAGCATCTCCCGCAACCGCCGCTCAGGCGGCAGGAATAGCAGCGGCTATGGCGCCGGCAGCGGCAATGACCTCGCTTGCCACGGCTGGCGCTAACGCAATCCCTGCACAGGCTGGCATTGTTTCCACCGTTGGTGTGGCTAAAGCCATGTCTGTTGCTGGAGCATTGAAAAATGGTGGCCCTGCACAGGCTGGCTCTATGTATCAGGTTGGCGAGAACAACCTGCCTGAAATCTTCCAGGCCAGCAATGGCAATCAGTACATGATACCTGGCGACAACGGAAAGGTTATCAGCAACAAAGACCTTAGCGGCGGTGGCAGTGGTATCATTATTTATAATAATGTCACCAATAACAGCAGCGGAGCAACAGCCTCATCAACAGCAAGAGATAATGGTGACGGCTCTGTTACAATTGAGACGATTGTGGCAGATATTAGCGAGGGAGGCCCGATAGCACAAGCGATCTCCAACCACACCACTGCAACCAGAAGGGCAACAGAATAATGGCTATAGCTTACCCATCATGGCTTCCGCTGGCGCAGCGGGCCAGCAAGAACATGACGACTCAAACCCCATTCCGCAGCGATCAGCCTGCGGTTGGGGCGCCAATATTTCAAAAGTTAACTACCGATGTTGCAGTAACATGGAGTTTGACGTGGGTTTTTACTCTGGAGCAAGACCGGGCTTTCATGCAGTGGTTAAGGAGTCCCAAGTATCTCAATAAATGCAACGAATGGTTTACAATGGATGTTGATCTTGGGGGTAGTGGAAGACAAAACCAGACATTGCATTTTACTGACTATCCCGTTCAAACCAGCATCAATGGTGGCGTCGTAACATGGACAGGAAACGTGATAGCAAAAACGTTAAATAATAGTGATGATGGCTCTGATGATATTATCGTTGAATATCCACCAAGCCAAAGATTGTGGCTCGATGAAATTGTTAACAGAGACTGGCCGGAGTATCCATAATGCCAACATTGCGTGAATACCAGTCGAAAAGACCAAACTGGAAACTGTATGACACCATAACCTTTTATCATTCTTCATTTGGTTATGTCCGGCTAGTTGGCAATGAGTTTTCTGATATTGTACTTGGCGGTCATACTTACCAGCCAGTGCGCATGGATGTAACCAGAAGCCAGCAATCGAACACACCGGTAATCAATGCCACGCTGAAGTTTGCGCGACTGGCTAATGACTTTAAGCAATATTTAAAGTTATGGTCAGGTTCTGGACGCATTGAGCCTATCACTGCGTTATACCAGCGTTTTGACGAGACCGACAAAGACACACCATTAAAACCATATACGCTTTATGTGAACGATGTGACGCTTGATCAGTCTGATGTAACTGTCTCCATCTCCATAAAAAACCCAATTAATGGCAACGTGGCAAAACTTTATGACATCACAGAATTTCCCGGACTGCGTACCGTTTGACGATTTTGAAAGGATGATGCTTGGAAAGCCATACGTCGACAGATGTTGTCACGTTGATGCAGTGGACTGCTGGGGTTTGGTGGTGCTGTTCTATCGCCTTTGCATGAATGTTAATGTCCATCATGATAATTCATATTCAAGTGGCGGCGATTTTGTCACTTGTTTCAATGGAGAAGTTTCATTCTGGAAAGATACCGAACAGCCAAAAGCTGGCGATGTGGTGGTTGCCTATAGAGGGAGTCATCCGGTACATGTCGCGCTATGGTGGGGGCGTGATAAAATACTGCATGCGCGAGAGAAAACGGCAGTCAAGACAGACCGCCTTAAAACACTCGAAAAATTATCAACAAAATTAAGGTTCCTGACTTATGCCGGTTATTCACATTCAGAAGATGCCAGGTGTTCCAAAAGAGACGGGTAATGTCCCTGCTGGCACTAATCTGTGGAGATGGCTGGAGAATTCCGGCCTTCCATCTGATATCAGGATTGCACTGAATGGCCGCATTTTTGGCCCTGATGATGAATTGTCGATATCGTTAAAGCAAAACGATATTGTTAACATTTACTGTCAGCCTCGCGGCGCCATTGGCGACCTTATCAGCACGATACTCAAGCCTGTAACTAAGGTTCTTTCTTTTCTGCTGCCAAAAGCATCAACGCCATCAACCAGCACTGGCACGACGGTTGAATCACCCAATAACAGCCTGAAATCGCAAACCAATATTGCGCGAAACGGAGAGGCAAGACCTGACAACTTCGGTCAGGTAAGGGCATTTCCCGACCTGATTCAGGAATCGCTTTTTGAATACATTGACGATCTGAAGTACGTCACCGAGTTTATGAATTTTGGCCTTGGGAAATATACCATTTCATCGGTTCGCTATGCGGAAACTAACCTTGGCTCTCTGCCAGGCGCCACTCATGTCATCTACAATCCAGGTGATGTGATTGGACAAATCATTGAGCCTTACCAGTTCGACGGGCTTGATGGTCAGGAGGTCCCAGGGCTAAACGAATCGGATACAACTCCTGTTGAGTCTGCAACAACAACATCTGTCACCAGCGGTGATTATGCTGGCGGTCAGCTGTTAATGGTCATACCAAAAAATACTGATTTTGATTACTTTATGGGGCTATCTTTGCCGCACTCAGTAACATTAACAATAAATATTACTTACAATACAACATCTGGCCCTGTAACAAAAAATATCGAACTCAGCGGCAACATCATTTCAGCTGAGGAAACTGAGACAGGCGTCATTCCTGATATTCAGTATTTTTATAATTTCACCTTCAATAACCTGACTGGCGCAAATATTGGCAACCTGAGCGGCGCAACCATCAACAACACTTATTTTCAGATTGTGGATAATGAGGCGCTCGTTGTTGGCCCATATGTTGGGGCTGTGGAATCAACACAGGTTTGGGTTCACGTTCAGTCTGAGCTTGGGCCTACCAGTGGTACGGCAGATTATCTGATCAAGGTATGGGCGGTTGATGATAATGGGGATGCCATTCCAGGAACCGAGGAGCAGCTCGCAGACAGTATTGACAACCCATTTAACCAGACAACCAAAACCTATTATCGCACATATAAGTTAATTCCTGCTTATGGGCTGGCTAAGTATGCCATCAGCATTGAAAGGACAAACAACTCAAACTCTGGCAACCGCGTAACGTTGCAGGCAGCGCACGCCATCAACATCCGCGAGAATGTGGTTTATCCTGATGACACCCTTGTTAAAGTGACGGTGAAGGCCACACTTCAGCCCACATCAGTTACTGAGCGAAAATATAATGCGCTGATCACCCGCTGGACTATTGGATACAACAGAACAACCGGGACAGTCGACTATACGTTAACTCCATCAAGAAGTTTTGCAGATTCAGTGCTGCATAACTGGCTCATTACTGCTGGTCAACCTGAAAGCACTATTGACGTGGTAAGACTCTATGAAATAGCTGACGCACTGCCTGATGAGCGTCTTGGGTATTTTGATTACACATTTGACGATGAGGATAAATCGATCGGTGAACGAATTCAGACCATATGTGATGCAGCGCGTGTAACCGTGTTTTGGGATGATGGCGTCTTGTCTTTCTCAAGGGATGAGCAAAAATCAACTCCTGAAACCGTGTTCAATACCAGAAATACGCAGGCCGATGGCTATAAAATGTCTTATGATATGAATTTGCCAGGGTCATATGATGGCGTAAGTGTTCAGTACCGAGACCCAAACACCAACAAACAGGCTTACGTTTATTATAAAGTTGGCACTTCTGGTATCGAACCGAGAGAGCCAACTAAGCCGAAAAAATTCGACATGCTATATGTTCGAAACCTGTATCAGGCAACAGACCGGGCCATGATTGAGTGCAACCGTCTCATGTACTCACGCCGTGGAATGGAGATAAAAGCGCTTGCTGATGGTGAGTGGGTAAACGTTGGCGATATGATTTCCGTTGTTGACATTTATGATTCTGTACAGCAAACAGGCGTTATCCGTTCAAGGTCTGGAAACGTATTTACCACCAGTGAACAGCTCACGGCGGGAGGCGGCCTGTTTGTAGTTATAACTGGCGCCAATGGAAATGTGTCAGATCGATTGGCTTGTACCGTTACTGGATTGAATACATTCGAGTGCGCATTACCATCTGACTTCGAGTTAAACATTTTTGACGGTGTTAACGTTCAGTCAGAATCAAGATATGCCATCTCAACAGAGGTTGAGCTTGACTCAACTTTATGGACAGTCAGCCAGAAAACTCCAGGTACAGATGGCACAGTGTCTCTTACAGTAACTGAGTACAATGACGCCATGTACGCCTACACCAACCCTGTTGCATGATACAATAGGGCAATCAATGATTACGGAGATTGCAGCCAATGGCTACCACCCCAACTAACAAGCCAGTCCCGTCTAACGACCTGAATGATTTTAGATACAACTGTGAAAAAGTTGACGAGATTGTAAACTCAGGTAGTGAGACGTACACTGATAGATTCGGCGTGGAAAGATATACCATTGATGGGGTAAGAAAAAATCTTATTCCTCTTGGTAAGCAATATATGACACTTTCTGATGCACAGGCTGATATTGCTAATATACCGGTCAACTCTTACACATACGTGCGCGATGCTTCGGGTGCATCTCTGGCGCTGGAATATCAAAATGTAGCTGGTACTCTAAAAGCAACTGGTCGTGCAATGCCGTCACAACAATCAGTAGACAAAGCATCAAAAGCCGTTGATTCCGGTTTGAATGTTTTGTTTGATCCGCTATTTGAGGTATTGCTATCCAATCCTACCGTGGGAAGCAAAACACACATTGTTAGCGGAACGTTAACCGCGGCTTTGTCGACCAATGCTAAATTAGGCTTCCCGGCTATTGTGGCTGGCCCCGCCGCGGGCGCCATTGCCGCTCGCAGATTATGGCTCGCCGATTGTGCCGTGGCTGTCGGGGATACCATACTTTTAAATGTTATCGCATGGAACGCTGGTGGGCGCGTTGCTTTTGTTTTTCGTAATGCGTCTGGTACTGCTATAGGGACACAGGATTTATTATACGCCACCGGAACAGGGGTCAATCGGTATTTGCGCACTCTAACAGTCCCATCTGGGGCGGTTATGCTGGATGTGCGTATCGAAAACACCGCTAATGCGGGTACGGTAGAGCTGGACGCAGTGTTTTTGATGTCTGCTACATCCGAAGCACATCCAACTGTGCCTGGTAGACCCGTGGCCCCCTATGCAGTGCCTCTGCAAAACAACGTTGTGACTACTTCTTCAATTCAAAAGGCCGCCGTCACAGTGGATAAAGCATCATTTTTCATTCCAGGAGTTAACCTTTTTGATAAAGCTGCCGTCACATCGGGGTATTACGTTCACTATACGACAGGTAATTTAATCGCTAACTCATCGTATTCTGCTTCTGACTATATTCCCGTAATAGCCGGAGAGAATTACACCCAAAGTTTTTCGCATCAAACCGCGTTCTACGATGCAAACAAAAAATATATTTCTGGCGTTGAAGTGCGAGCCTCTCCATCAACAGCCAGGACTTTAACTATTCCGGTTGGGGCAGCTTATGTACGAATGTCAGTCGCAAATACCGTACTCGATACGATGCAATTCGAAAAAGGTAATGAATCCACAAGTTACCAGCCATATGCATTACAGCTGGACCCGTCTTTAATACCAACTACAGCAGCCCCAGTCGTCGATTATGTAGAGAGAGCCTATCAGCTTCGCGTTACTCGGATGAAATTGGGGCAACTAGAAGCCGGTGTATCGGCCATTCTTAATGTTGGTATTTTTGGCGATTCATGGGGAACATTAACCGAAAGATTCGCGAAACCTTTAGCAAAAGCGATTCGTGCTAAATATGGTAGTGGTCCTGGTGTTGGCTGGGTATCATTCGGCCGTCACAGCACATCCGCATCAATAATTAACGGCAACATTTTCTCAGTCAGCAGCAACCTGCCAACGCAATTCACATGGACAGGATCATGGTTGTTTAGTTATAGCGGCACGAAAAACCCAACCAACTCCAGTCCAGATACTGCTGTTGTTACGTCCTCTACACCAGGGGATGCACTGAAGGCTACGGTCCCTGGCACCTCGGACGGCGGGTGGTCAACTTGCCGCCTTGGGTTTGTCGGTACAAGCGACGGTGTTATTCGATATAACTGGGATGGAGGTGCGTGGACGACGCTCAACGTGCAAGGTAGTGGATTGCTTTTTGTCGATATTAACCCGCCAGCGACCGTAAATGCGTCTAACGTTCTAAATATAGAAAACGTTTCTGGTACAGTTTCGCTTTGCGGATTAAAACCAATAGGAACAGGGGCAGGCGTTCTCGTTCATAAGCTAGGTGCGTCTGGCTCAAGTCTTGCATCATGGTTATCTATGGACGCTACTGATTTTGGCAAGGCTTTAACAGAATTAGCTCTTGATACGGTGATTATTATTACCGGCACAAATGACCAGAGGATAACTGGTGGCGCTACTGCATTTGAGTCTAACCTGCGCTCCTTTATCGCCCGCATCAGGGCGACATTGCCCGGCGCTGATATCCTGTTTGTCATGCCGTGTGAGAACCAAAGAACTGACAACCCGGTATCGATGGCTTCAATGGCCGCCAGAGCCAGAACGGTAGCCGCAGATCTTAATTGCACATTTATAAACCTGCAATACATTTTCGGAGAGAATGCGGCAGATTATGCATACGGTTCTACGCATTCATGGTTTGCTTCTGACGGAATACATCCAGCTCCTGCTACTGGAGGGTCTTTAATAAAAGATGCAATATATCGTGTAATGACAATGAGATAACAAAAAGGGCCATTCGGCCCTTTCTTCATCAAAACGGAATGTCATCATCAAAGTCCATCGGCGGCTCGTTTGCTGGTGATTTTGACGTGTTTGATGGTTTCATTCAAAAACTATCAATTTGTATGCTCTTATCATGAGGCTTTTTCAAAGGGTAATGCGTTGCTCTCCAGTCATTGAATGCCATCATGGCAGCTTCCCATCCAAGGCATACGCACACAAAGCACCCTACTTTTTTACTTGCCTCAAGATACTCAAGCTGACCATCCTCCCATTCGCAAAGTGTATGGTCTCTCCTCTTCATCTCAATGACAAGTGATGGGTTCCCAGGGATTATTATATCTGAAGCTCCTTTGTTTAAAGCTCCCTTCTTTTTTAGATTATTAACTTCGTGCGCTCTTCTCTTCCCCTCGTTTGGGACGTGAAGAACAAGGCGCCCAAAACTGTCAGGATACATTCTCTTCAACTGATTTATGAATGTTACAAGTTCAGCATCTTCTACAGGACATTTTTTATTGCGGTAGTCCTTTTCACCATAAATCTTTAACCACTCAGGAAAAATCATAACTCACCCCAATACATTCCTTTCACATTGTAATATTTGCTGCCTTTATCCTTTCTGAACATAATGGCAGTAGGATGTGTGGCATCTTCTCTTCTAGATAGTGCTTCATCTATTTCCAGTACCTCTCCAAAAGATTTAATACTGAAGTCTTCCCATTCTCTTCTTTGCCACGTCTTTTCTGCCATGGGTTCAAAGAATTTGTTAACGAACCATGGCGACTGCTCAATAGCAAACTTAACTACCAACATATCATCACCACTGCTTACATAGTGGCGAGTTATGCTCATCATTGTAACTTTTGATTGCTTGGTTGCATCTGGCGCAGCATCAAGTCTTGCAGCCTCTTCCTGTAGCTTCTTGTTTGGATCAATAATTTCTGCTTTGCAGCTCACGCAGTTACGAGCAGCAATATCATTTTCAAAACCACAATCAGGGCACTCTTTGAATGACCATTTATACGTGCAGCGACGCATTTCACGCAGCGCACCAACCATAATATAGTTCTTACAGCGGCGCCCAAAGTGTCCGGGCATTGGCTTTTGTCCGATCTTTTCGCCAGATTTATCATAAATGTCTACCATTATTCTGTCACCAGCGAGATCAAGCCAATATCCCTCGCCATCAATCTCAAGACCTTCGGGATTTGGGCGTACTCCAAATTCATTAACGAATCCGCATGATGGGCATTTTACGTCCATTGGCGCGGATGGTTTTTTTCGTGTTGCTTTAATCTCTGGAGTAAAAAGATCGCCAGTCTCCGCAAAATGACGCTCTATGTTTCCTGCATAGTCGCTAACGAGAAAATTTTCCTTACCTTCGTAGAGCCTGGTTCCACGACCTATTATCTGCTGATACAGGCGCGGCGACTCTGTGGCACGCATAACTGCAATGTGATCGCAGTGCGGAACATCCACACCAACTGTAAGTATATTCTGGTTGACAATGTATTTAACCTTCTGGGCCTTAAAATCTGATATGGCCTTGTTGCGCTCAGCAGTAGGCATATCACCGAAAACATAGCTATAACTACCAGGAGGTAGAGATTCCATAATCTCCATGGCATGTTTTTTCGTGCTGGCGAAAATCATAGTTCCACAGCGATTCGCTGAACGCCTGACGATATCCTCAACGATGCGAGATGTCTTGCGTCCTTTGCCAACCATAGCGCGCTCTACCGATGAAGTTGTATAACGCCCAAGTTTATCCTTCTCAAGTCCAGAGGTATCATATTCCTCTTCTACGTGCTCAGTAACTGGAGGAGTCAGATAGCCATTATCAATCAGGAATTTTGCCTCAAGCTCATAAACAACCTTGTCATAGTAAGGTTCAATCGCCGTTTCTTCGTCGGTTGGTCCATCAATATAGTGCTCTTTATAGATATAACCAGTGCCAAGGCGATAAGGCGTTGCGGTCATGCCAATGATGCGCAGCTTTGGGTTGCGACGCCTCATCTCATTAATAATAAATTTAATGGTTGGAGTGATGCCATCACACTCGTCAATAATTACAGCTCCATATTTATCGCCGAACATTTCAATAGAGTTTTTGATTGTGACAGGAGAGCCAAAAACAACAGGGTGGCGAAGATTTTTAGGACCAGCCTTGGCGCTGAACATGCTGGCTGGTTCGCCAGTTAAAAGGTATTTAGAGCGATTCTGTGTCACAAGTTCCCCGGTGGGGGCAATGCAAAGCACACGTTTTTTACTCATCTCATAGATGCGTGCTGCAAGCTCAGCGACAACCATCGATTTTCCAGCACCAGTTGGAAGGATAATAACGCATGATGAGATGGTGCTTCTAATGTGAGACATAGCCGCGTCAACTGCTTCCTGTTGGTATGGCCTTAGCGTATATTTCATAAATCAAGGCCCTCACACCATGCAACAACATGCTCGCACTGCTCAATATCAAACATACCAATGTGGCATTGCTCTTTGTAAATCCCCATGCTTTTCGCCAACGCGGTATAAGCAGCACCGCGCGTCATCCTTCCTGACTTCCACAATGGGTCAAAAGCAGAATGTGCTTTGCTTTTTGCTTTTCGTAATTCAGCATTAGCTACACGTCCCAGTGGTTTTTTACCATCTCCATTTTTGTGGCATCCAACATATGCACCGCATGAGTCGCAAAGATAAAAATTAAGTGATGCAAGGTCGGGTCTATGCGGATAAATTTCATTTCCTTTTGCCAGTCTTGTCGCAGTATTGCAATAATCACATTTTAATTGATACATAAATCTTCCTTTAGAAAAAAAGGGCCACGAATGGCCCTTGGTTACTTTTTGAAATCAAAATGGCACATCATCGTCGAAGTCAACCGGCGGCTCTCCATCCTGCGGCTTTGCCGTTTGCTTTTGTTGCTTTGCTGCTGGAGCTGCTTTAGTCTGCTGGCGACCAAATACCCCGGCAACGTAGTTGCCTGACTTCTGCTTATCGTCAGACTGCCAGACGCGAAGCAGGAGTATCATCGGTCGGTTAGCCAGAGCGCTTGCGATAGCGAAATCAGTAGGTTCTTTCCCTGAAGCCATCAGTTTGCCACCAGCGTTTGCATCAATTGCTGCCAGCATGCTGATGGCGTTATCGCGTTGCTTATCCTTCTGGCTGAAAACTTTCAGCTTCTGGAATATGATGCGGTTTTTGTAATCGCCATCCAGGATGCGCCACTTCAGGTTAAAAAAGCGCTCACCTTCCCATTCATCGTCCTTGCACTCCTCAACAGCAGCCAGCACGCGAGTGCCGTCAGGAATAACTTCAAAACCACCACCAGCCTCAAATTCAGATTTTGACTCAACTTCTTTACCGTCAGAAAGATTCCAGAAACCCATTTTTATGTCCTCTCGATTATTTGATGATCAGCTTTGGTTTTCCATCGGTGATGGCACAACCTTTAATTTCAGTTCCAGCTTTCAGTGCCTCTTTAATTGCTGCATTATCTGCCGAAAATTTTACAACGCGATACTGCTCAGGAAGCTCTTCAACAGGAACAAACACATCAAGAACTGGCGATTGTTTTCCGAGCGTGATACTGAACAGCTTGCCTTTGATGTTCGTTTTTCCAGATGCCAGCATGTTCTGACGAAGATAATCTTTCAGGTTATCAACCTTCGCAGTCAACACCCGCTTGCGTTCTGACAGTCGATCAATCTCAGCTTTCATGCCAGCTTCATCTGCCTCAAGTTCGCGGATATAAGCGGCCACCATCTCTGCCTTTCCTTCAAACTCCTCCTCAATCAGGTTAATGGTATCTTCAATATGCTCGCGTGGAATATCTTCCATCGCAAGCAGTTCGTTAAGCTGTTTCGTTATTTCGTAAAGACGCATAATACTTAATCTCTGTCAGAAGTGGATTTTCGCCTTTATCAAACTGAATCTCAGGCTCAAGGTTGAAGCGATTTTTCGCATTAACGTAACCAACCCGGCCATCACCAGAGGTGACAAGTACACGCTGCCCAGTCTGCACAACCTTACCGAACTTAGTTACCTGCCCTTTTTTATCTGTCTCAGTACCCTTCACAAACTCCTCATTGCGGATATAGATAACAGCATCGCTAAGCGCAACGTAACCATCAATACTGGCTTCGTGCATGTTGAGAGTGTAAACGGTGTACTCGTCAGAATCAGGTCGGTTCTTCATCTTACGTATGCCAGCATGCGCAAGATAAATGATGCTCATCCCTTTGTTAGAGCGAAGATACTTGCATGCGTTAATAATTTCAGCATGCATCTCAGCCACAACCAGATAGCCCTTGTTGTAACCACCAGCTGCTGCTCCAACGTTATCTACTCCATAGTTTTCGCAAACCTCATGCTCAAACATGGCGTGGAGGCTGGTGATAGAGTCGATAACCAGAGTTTTATAGTCATGCTCTTCTGTGATAAGAGCGCGCAACTGCGACAACAAGTCTTCTTTTGTACTCGTCTTGCGCTTTGCATCAGCTCGTTTCAGTACCGGGAATGAATCAGGCTTGTTTTCTTCGTCCCAGTCGTCGAATACGCCGGTAATCTCTTCCGCCTGAATGAAAACAGGCTTAGGAAAAAGCGCTGCCAGAGTCGTCTTGCCAACGCCAGGGGTGCCAACAAGTGTAATGATAGGTGCAACTGGTTTTGGTTTTTGAATCATTGATAAGCTCATAGTGTCCTCTCGAATCACTCAGCGTTGTTGCTGGTGTGAGTAAAAGATACGACAGGATATTCGTCAGGTCAATAGCTTTACATAAAAATATTTTGCGTTTATCATTCTTCTATAAATTAGCAGGAGGAAAGATGAAAACCATCGCTGAACAAATCAAAGAAATGGAAAAGAAGGCTCTCGATGCTCTTATTGATCATATGGGAGGACAGGCATCGCTTGCGCGATTCCTTGGCGTTTCTCGTCAATCCGTAAACGAATGGGTTTCCCGTGGGCGCATCAGCGCAACGGCTGCCATAGAGGTAGATAAGCTAACCAACGGACTTTTTAAAAAGGAAGATTTGCGCCCAGCAGTTACTCAATGGAGAGCGAAATAATGACAGGATACAAGGATTATCACGCCGCCGGATTCCCTGTTATAGGAATCTACCCGATGGATCATGACAGAAAATGCACCTACGAGCGTCCTGAATGCGACGCAGCAGGCAAACATCCCATAATGTCAAACTGGCAATGTGGAATCATATGGGAAGATGACCAACTTGAAAACATGCGCGAGTTTGGCCAGCTAAACAGCTTCGGCGTGCTGGTAGATGGTTATCTTGTCGTGGATGTTGACCCGCGAAATGGTGGCAATGAAGGGTATGAGGCGCTTTGCGAGACGCTTGATATGGAGCTTGCCGATGAATCAGGATTTGTAGTGAACACTGGTGGTGGCGGAAAGCATATTTATTATAAATTGCCGGATGGAGTGAAGCTAAATTCTCACGACAAGCGATTCAAAGGAATTGACTTCAAGTCATCAGGTTTCGTTATAGGATGTGGCTCATTCCACAAATCAGGCAACTTTTATGAAGCTGAGCATGGCTCTCCGTCATCCATAACAGAGCCTCCGTCGTCACTTGTTGAGCTATTGCAGCGAGCAGAGCGCGAGGAATTTTCACTCGGTGCCGAATCGTTTTCCATGCAGGAACTTCAGGACATGCTGAACCACATTAACTGTGGTGAAGATTATGAGGACTGGATTCGCGTTGGCATGGCAATTCATGAGGCAACAGATGGTAACGGATTTGACCTGTGGGACTCATGGTCATCACGCTTCTCAAAGTATGACCCATCTGATATGGATTACCACTGGCACTCATATGGTAAGGGAAATGGGGACCGCGTCACTGCTGCTACTCTTGTTCATCTGGCGGAAGAGGGTGGATGGGTTCGTGCAGTATCATTTCAGGCGTCGCCAGAAGAGATTGCATTGCTTGAGAAGTTTGAGAAAAAAATGGCGATGGGCGTTGGTGAATGCCCCGTCGATTACAAATCTGTTGATGTGCGGTTTCCGCCAGGGTTCGTCGGAAAGTTGACGGAGTGGATTAACAGAAACTGCGCTGAGAAAAGAGAATACCTCGCAGCTCTGGCAGCCATCCATGCGGCATCAATCATCTGCGGCGCCTCTTCAGATATTTACCTTACCAATCGTAAGGCTGTGCCAAATCTTTTTTCTATTGGCATCGCGGGGTCTGGCTCAGGAAAGGGTGACGTGCTTGCGGCCCTGCAAAAAATTATCGACTGCTCAGGACTCAGCAAGACAGTGGCCGGTAAAATCCGTTCTGAAAGAGCCATATATGAGGGGCTGGCAGCTAATCAGATGTTTAACCTCATTATGGATGAGATTGGCATCAAACTAGGCAGTGTGGTTGGACAAAAGGTCAGCGAGTACAACATGGCCACGGCTGGCGCACTAATGGAGTCATACACAGCAGAAATACTGTACTGCGACCAGCGCATTACTGACGAATACGTCAAGCAGTTTGAAAAAAGGCTTGGCGCTCTCATGATGATGATCGAAGAAAACGAGTTGCAGGCAGATCCTGCCGACATTAAACGACAGTTTGAGGATGTGATTAGTCGTATAGATGGTGCGATACGAAATCCTTTCTTTTCCATGTTTGGCGTTTCGACTGATGACCAGTTCAAAAAACTCATTACCGAAGAGAACATCAAATCAGGTCTCATGGGGCGCGCCATGATTATGCAGGAGCTTCAGGAAATCGCATACGAAAACGAAGACGTGGAATACTGCGACCTGCCAATGCCCCTGCAAATGACTATAAAAACAATAATAAATGGCACTACTGCTGGTTACAAAAACTGGACTGAATCAATCATAAGCAGCAAAGAAAGGCGAGCAATAAAGGCAACGCCAGAGGTTTCAGCGATGGCAAAAGAGTTTTTTTCATGGCTCAAGATGATTGCCCGTCAGCACGTAGAAAATGGCACTGGATACCAGCCTCTCATCAACCGCTGCGCCGTCAAGGTGGCGAAGATAGCCGGGATTCTTGCCTGCGATACCGGCGTTATCACAATGGAGCATTTGCGGTACGCCGTTGCGCTCACCATCAAATCAACAAGCGATTTAATGATGCGGGCTGATAGTTTGTCAGGGGCTAACTCCAAGAGCAACGACAGGCGCGTAGAAGGGCTTGAATCGCTTGTCCGTGAGTACGTCAAGCGTGGAATGGCCCGCAAAGCGATCATCATTGGCGTGGCCAAGGATGGAAACTATAAACGAGCTGACTCTGAGCGCATGCTGGACAAGCTCATTGAAGACGGCGAGGTTATTGAGGATAAAGAGGCCAAGCGTACAAGCAACCGGGCCATCATCTACAAATTAGTTAATGATGAGGTAAGCATATGATCCGCGTAATTCAGCAAAGCGATATCTTTGCATACAGCCAGTATGAAGCTGAGTGCGAGCCAGAAGCAGCGCTAAACATGATGACTGGACGCAACCTGATGGAAGTCTACTATCACAGCGTGCCAGTGTTCCGATGCAATATGGGTCACAGCATAGAGGATGATGTATTTTTCTGCCGCATAAACTACAAGGGCAACACCGCTTTCATTTCACAGCCTTATCGTGATGTGGCGAAAAAGTGCGGCAAGTGGACTCCAGATGAGCATTTCGCTGGAAACGCCGTGGCAAACTTCTGCGATGTGTTTGGCGTCGACCGTGAGGAACTGAAGCGATATCTGGATGCCAGGAGAGCCAGAGACAGCGCGGTTAGTCCGTTTTGATGAAAATAAGAAGCCCACGGAAGTGGGCTTTTTGTTAGTCAAACTGCGTTAGGTTGTATTCTGTAACGTTTATGTACTGCTTTAGTACGACGTCATGCGGTACACCACTTTCTTTTATGGCCGCCTCTATCACCGCCTTTTTATCGGTTGTATTTTTCATTATCTCAATAATGATACCTCTAACCATCCTCGCCCTGGCAAGGTGCTCATCAGGCGGGAGCTTTGAATCTTTCTTGATTTCTGGATTAGAACTATCCTCCACTGACCCCAGGACGTAGACTATTGCTCTGTTGCTGCCTATCTTTCTATTGCTATCAATCTTTATTGAACCATCAGCAACCATAAGACTGAGCATTTCTGAAACTTTTGTTTTGCTGGCGCTCTCTATGCCAGCCGCTGTTGAAATCAATTTTTTCTTTGTCATCCCGCCAGAGTCTCTGACAAGAGAGATGATTCTCTCCCTTACCGCAGAGTCTTTATCAGCCCTTGTGGTTGATAACATCTCAACTACAGAAAGTATTCTTGATCTCATGTTACCAATGTCTTTTTCATAAGTAGCCTGCATTAACATAAAAACAACTGCATCTTTCTTCACAGTCACCTCCACTGGTTTAGGCTAACAATCTAACCTAAAATCATCTTAAAGTAAATGTGACCTTTAGAGCATTTCTTATTAAAAAAACAGCATAACGAAGAATCCTTTAATCATGCGGCTTGCGTTGATTTTTTTGTGTGGTATCATTTTCTCCGTAAGCAGCAATAACCATCAATGAAAGAAGAGAAGACTTTCAAAATTACTTTCGAAATCATCATTACCCGTTGATTTTTAAGAAGAAAAAATCCGAAAGCCTAAAAACCGAAAGATTCTCAATCAAAATCCAAAAAAAATAATCGAACTTTAGAAAGTAAATTCCTCCAGTTTTTTAGGATTTTCGGGCTTTAGGCCTGAAACCCGCATCAATGCTCACTTCTTAAAGTCGTCAAACAAAAATCGTTCGGGACGGTAGAGCCCCTATAAGACCTTTTTTCTCCTCCACTACTTACTAATTATTTATATATAAACAATAGACTTTAAAACCTCTTAGAGAGATAGTAACGCACGTTACAAAACTATTAGCTTGCTATTGTTTATTTATTTTCATCATCATATTGACGTAGATTGAGCGCCATCGTATAGTTACCACACCAACAACAAAGAGGTGATGAAAGATGGAAGATAAAAAACAGCAAGACGAAAATGGTGGTGTTGTATTCGATGGCTATGTGGTGGATGAGCATGGCGAAGAGCTTGCTCAGTTTACTGGCGACTTTGGTTTTTGATGGAGGGATAAAATGACCAAAGCAATCTACACGCGCACTCAACTGGAGCCTGAAATGGGCGCAGTTAAGGCGCAAAACTTTATGATGGCTCAGGCAATGCATGCATATAGCAACGGTAAGCGCGTCTGTCGCGTTTTTAGTGGCGAAGGCAAGCAGAGAGTGCTCGAGTCCGTGATTGTTGTTTCTTTAAGTTGACATGATACCCGCTATTGGTTATCATTGTTTTGTGAGGTAAGAATGCTCTGTGAAACATGTGGCAAAGAATTGCTGCCAGGCTGCCGTAAGGACAAGAAGTACTGCTCACCTTACTGCAAGCTCAAAGCGATGAGGAAAAGAAATGCAAAAGGAAACAAAAAGCAAACTTAATGAAAAATTTCAAATAATCGACGGCGTTCTCAAGTGGAAGGCATCAGATTGCAAAAGAATAAAGCCGGGTGAAGATGCAGGTTGCAAGAGAAAAAATGGATACATTTACGTTAATTTTGATGGGAAAATCAAGGCTGCACACAGAATAGTTTGGGAGATGCACCACGGATGCATTCCTGATGATATGTATATCGATCACATAAACCATATAAGGAGCGACAACAGAATTGAAAACCTAAGGCTTGTGTCAAGAATTGATAACGCAAGAAACTCGAACAAATCAAAAGCGAATAGGAGCGGGGTTACTGGAGTGTCATGGAATGGACAAAAAAGAAGATGGAGAGCACAAATAACTATATTTAACAGAAACATAAATTTAGGAAACTTTATTGAGTTCAATGATGCAGTAAATGCGAGAAAAGAAGCAGAGGATTTTTACGGATTCCATGAAAATCACGGCAAATAAACCTACACATGGTGGAAACTAAACCGGTTTAGCAATGATGAATAAATTACTGGCAGTGGCTTTACTGGTTATCGCTAACGCGGCAAGCGCTGAAACGATATGGGTCACGAAGTACGTGCTTACCCGTGGAATTCAGAAGTACGAAAGCGCACAGCTATTTGCCGATGGTCAGGTGGCTGTAGTTGGCGAGGTTTACTTTAAACGTGGTGAATACTGGCTTGATGAGCAACAGGCAAAAGAGCATGCAGAGACTTTGCGGCAACGCCGTGTATCTGCATTGATGCGTGAGCTTGAGCGTTTACAGGCTGTTAAGTAAAAAATATTTGTGAGGTGTGTGATGACAAGCAAAAAGAAGGTAGCAGACAAGAAATTTCAGGATGCAATGCAGGCTGATTTTATTGGCCGTAATATGACAGACATATCTCAGCAGGCGCGCAAAGCTGGCTGGCGCATCAGCAAAAACCGGCAACGCTGCTATGCGTTGTGGCACAAAATTTCACGGGGAGCCAACCAATGACCAGTAAATTAACCAGAGAGCAGCTTCACGAACGCGCTCGTGAAAACGTCAAAGCTCTGAAAATGGCATCACGACAGACAGCATTCGAAAGCGCGCGCGAAGAAATATTGGCTGACCTGCAGCTTGCTGAACTGGCGCTGTCCGCAATGGACAGCGAGCCGGTGGCAGAAGTGGTTTCAATTTATGGTGACCCCGAAGATTTTGGGGAGCGAGAGATTAGACCGCTTGTAGGCATTCAGCAAATGCCATACGGTACGAAGCTATATCGTCACGCGCAGCCAGCGCCGGTAGTGCCGAATGGTCTGCGTTTGGCCCTCAGTAACGCCGGTATAGCAGCGCCTGAATCAGATGAGATGCTGGCGGCAACATGTGAAAAGCATATTCAGGCGCTGGTTACCTGGGTGAAGGGTAGGAAGCCGTTCCAGTCAGCACCGGTAGTGCCAACGTTCGATGAATGGCTGGAACTTAGCGGTAATAAGCCACTTGGCTGGGTAAAAGACGCGATGCGAGAATCTTATGACGCCTGCCGCGCCGCCATGCTCAACGGAGGTAAGTCGTGAAACCCTACATCATCCGCAGACTGATTGCCTTATCACTGTTGGCATTCTGGATTGCTGTTGCGTTAGCCATCTGGTTTATTGTGAGGTGATTTATGCTGTGGAGCGACATTCAGGCTGCATGCGAAGAGGCTGACTTTCTTTATGAGGAGACTGGTAAGCATCATGCAGTCATTCAGGTTGGCAGCATGATGATGGTGGTTGAGCATAACAGCATGCTTCGGAATATGTACTCAACTACGAGGTATCAGTAATGCCGCAAAAATCAAAGCAGGAGGTGTGGCAGAAGGCTCGGCTAGAAGGCGTCGACCGCTTCATAGCAGCAATCGCCAAAGCCTTTCCTGATGCGATTGAGGTGGTTCATGTTAAATCCCCACGCAATGATTTGTGGTGCAGTAGCGGTAAGTGTGATGAAAAGAATAGACTGGAATGAGCTGTTTGAATACAACAACGGAAACCTGATATGGCGCGAGGATGATGGCCGCAAGGCAAGAAAAGGTAAGGTTGCAGGCCACTCAGGGTCAAAAGGATATACATCTATTTGGTGCTCTGGACGAAAATACTTTGCGCACAGAATCATATGGGAAATGCATAATGGCCCTATAACTGGCGGATTGGAGATTGACCATATAAACCATAACCCTGGTGATAACAGGATTGAAAATCTCAGGCTGACAAATAGGGGAGGGAATCTAAAAAACAAATCTAAGTACTCTAGCAATAGTAGTGGAGTAACTGGGGTACACTGGAGGAAGGATAAGCGAAAGTGGCAAGCAAAAATAAGGGTTAACAAGAAGTTCATACATCTTGGATATTTCAACGACATACTTGATGCGGAGCTGGCAAGAAAGAAAGCAGAAGAAGAGTATGGGTTTCACGATAATCATGGTGTATAATAGTTTCATCGATCATCACCTCACCACCCTTTAAGCCAGCATTGCGCTGGCTTCTTTTTTATCTACGCCATGTGGTAAGATATGTCCTATGTGAGTTACTCAAAGGACACATATAAAATGGCAAATCCGAACCCTAAGCACAAATTTTCATCCAGTAATCAGCCGCCACCAAGAGGAAAAAGCTACAGAACAGTGCTTCTTGAAGCATTGCGCGCTGCAAATACGCCGATGAATGAGATTGAATTCGTCACGTACTACATCAACAAGGCGATGACATGCGAAGATGCTCAGGCTACCGGCATGCTGCGCGAAATATTCCTGCGACTGAACCCAATTCCAAAACCTGTAGCGCCTCCTGTTGAGTTTGATTTCCCTGCCGACGGCACACCTGTACAGAAGATGGATGCGATTATCAAGGGCGTCTCTACTGGCGTTGTTCCAGCCGACATTGGCAAGATGATGGCAGACATTCTGAAGGCTGGGCTTGATATCGAAGAAGTAACAGAGCTCGCCGCACGCCTTGAGCGACTGGAGAAATTACTGGAGCAGCAACAGTAACTGATTTATAATAATCAATGCGGCTAGGGGGCACCCGAAAAGCGACTCATCACCGCCTGCCGCATTCACTTCAATGATGCCCTGATGAGGAATCTATATATGGCACGCAAAAGACTCTCAGCACCAGCAATTGAAAAACTCGAAGAGATTATTGGCGATGGCGTGATTGATGCGCCTGAATCTGCGGTGTTCGGTGTTGTTAATACAGATAAGCAGATTGTTCGCAAACTAAAAATGACGCAAAGCGGAGTTGATGACGTTAGCGACTCTGATATTGGCGTTGATCACCTGATACCAGAAAAGCTGGAAAAGCTACTTTACCCCAAGCGTAATAAGATTGTGTTTGGCGGGCGCGGATGCTTAGCCATCGGCACGATGGTGAGGATGTTTGATGGTAGCCTAAAACGCGTAGAGGATATCGTTGTTGGCGATAAGGTTATGGGTCCAGACAGTAAACCACGAAATGTTTTAAACATCTGTCGGGGGTTTGATGACATGTATACGGTTCATCAAAAATATGCTGATGACTACACTGTCAACTCAAGTCACATACTGTCATTACGAAAGATTCCATCTGCTATCAGTGACGAGACAAAAACACCGGATGGTAAAAGAATTTATCGTTATTACCCGAATGAACCTGAAATACTGAATATTGGTGTTTCAGAATATTTGTCGCGCGCAACTTCCAAAAAGTTCCGCCATGTCTTTAAAGGGTGGCGAACAGGATGGGATTTTAATGACCAAAGCGTCCCAGTTGACCCGTACTTTCTTGGTTTATGGTTAGGTGATGGTTCATCTCGTGGTGTTGAAGTGTGCACGCCTGATCCAGAGATAGTTGACTACATTCACAACGTGGCAAGCAAATACGGGATGCAGGTAAAGGTTCGCGACGATGATAGATGCCCTGCCTATGCGATAACTAATGGTCGAGCTGCTGGCATGGGGAAGAACACCAACCCGTTACTAACTAAAATGCAGCAGCTTGGGGTGATTAATAATAAACACATACCTGACTGCTATATCAAAAACAGCAGAGAGGTAAGACTTCAGATTCTGGCTGGGCTATTGGATACTGATTCGCATTATGACCAGAAAAAGAAAAGCTATTCTTTCACATCAATAAATAAAGAAATGGCCTTCTCTTTGATGGATGTGGCAAGATCGCTTGGCTTCAAGTCAATCATAATCAAAAAGACTGATGTCACCTTTGAATATAAAGGTGAGAAAAGAATATACGAAAAGGACGTATGGGAGGTGTTCGTTAGTGGTGACCTTCATACAATCCCATGCCGAGTAAAAAGGAAGATAGCAGAGAAAACCAAGTCAACCCGTGGAAAGATGACTGAGGTGTCATTGTCTTATGTCGGGCATGGTGAATACGCTGGGTTCACTATTGATGGCGATCATCTTTTCCTGCTTGCTGATGGCACGGTTACACACAACAGCGGAAAAACAAGGACGGTAACAACAATACTTACGGAGCGTGCACGCTTTAAGCCTGACAGGATAGCTTGTTTTCGTGAGATTCAGCAGTCTATTGAGGATAGTTCATATCAGGAGCTGAAAGACGAGATTGACAGGAAGGGCGAGACAAAAGAGTTTCGCGTCATCAACAACGAAATAACACACAAGGTAACGAAAGCAAAGTTCCGCTTTAAAGGCCTGTATCGCAACCAGACGACCGTAAAAGGCTTCGCTGGCATTACAGTAGCTTGGGTCGAGGAGGCGGAAAACGTCAGCCAGACAAGCTGGGAAATCCTCACCCCAACAGTCCGCGCTGAAGGGTCAGAGATATGGGTGACTTTCAACCCAAATAAAGAGCATGACCCGACGTGGAAAATATGGGTTGAGCCTTTTTATAATAAATTGCGCGAAAATGGCGGCATCTATGAGGATGATGAAAACCTGATTATGGAGTGTAATTACTCAGACAATCCGTGGTTCTGGGATACTCCGCTCCCAAGCCAAATGCAACGCATGAAAGAGACCGACTTCGACCGCTATCAATGGGTGTGGGGTGGGCGCTTTAATAAGCGTAATGATGAGCAGGTATTTGGCGGTAAGTGGCGCGTTGCTGATTTCGAGGTTAAGCCGGAATGGCATGGGCCTTACTTTGGCATCGACTTTGGATTCTCGCAGGACGCAACGGCGATGGTTGAGGTTTACATTGAGAAACTTCCTGATGACCGCCGCAACCTTTACGTCGCGCGCGAATACGGCCGTGTAGGCCTTGAGATTACCGACACACCTACAGCGATGGAGCAATCATTCCCACTCTCCAGGAAGGCAAGATGGTATGGGGACTGCTCTCGGCCAGAAACAATCAGTCACATCAAACGCGCAGGATTTGATATCCATCCATGCAATAAGTGGCCCGGGAGCGTGGAGGATGGTGTAACCTGGCTCAGGGGTTGCGACAGCATCATCATTCATGACCGCTGCACACAGACTCAGGAAGAGTTCACTATGTACAGTTACAAGGTGGACAAGCTGACGGGTAACGTGCTCACAAATATTGTGGATGCGTGGAACCACTTCATTGACGCAATCAGATATGCATGCAACGATCACATCGTACAGCGTGGCTCTGGATGGATTAGAAGGAGCAGGAGATAAGAAAAAGCCCCGTTGCCGGGGCGGTTTGGTTACTTGATATTTTCCCAGTGATTTATTGCGTCACTCTTGTTTTGGTAGCTTTTCACCATGCGCCAGGTTTTTACCATCTTCCCGCGCGAATAGTTTTCGCAAAGCACGTATACCTTATAAGTGTCTGCAACAACTTTTTCAGTGCATTCAGCAGCAACATCGTTAGGGATGCCATCTGGTTTGCGAAAGAACTCAACGTGGTGATGAGCAACAGCATATTTCTTTCCGTTTTTTGCTGTTTTCGCTTTACTAATCCAGTTTTCAATATTCATCGATTTAACCTCACTCACCGGCGGCGCCATTGCCACCTCAATGACTTCAATCTACACCAACCACAAATCCACGTCAATATTTATAATAAATTATTTGTAAAGCCAGCAATGAATTCCCACATTGCGCATGGCCGCATAAATAACATCATCAGACACGACAGCCATTGCCACCCTGTCAGCGTCAATCTGCTGATGGGATGCCATGATGTCATCATAGAAAACATCGTTAGCATGCAGCCACTCATACGCATGCTTTGCCCTCATGATTAGCACATCGTGACCGGCAGAGTAGAGCGACTTAGCCAGCGCAACGTTGCCAGCAATGGCATTACCCTCAGCATCGCGCAGCACGCCATCAAGCTCGAAAATGACACATTTCATAAGATTTCTCCGAGAGGTTTCATTTTAATCTACGCCATGCTAGAATCTACGTCAAGGCGCATTGACATAACTACATCACCAGGGGCATCATGAAGGCATACTCATCTTTTTCGTGGGAGCAGAAGGAAAAAATATACTCACTCGCAAGAGCTGGCGTGTCGGATGAGGCACTGTGCGAAAGGTACGATGTGGATGAGGCTATTCTTCTGCGCATGTATGATGAAGTGCTGTGTGAGTTGCAGCGGCGTCGTGGTTATAGTGGCCTGAAGACGATTAATGATTTCTTTCGGAATGTTGAGCTAAATAACGATGAGGGTGGTGATTTATGATTATTGAAGGTCATACAAAATTAGATGAGTGCAATCTAATAATTAATGGAAGGCTGTCAGATGAGCATGATTTGATGTTGTGTCAATTCCACGACACTGTAATCATCGACAAACACCAGGCCGCGCAGCTTATCGAAGTCCTGCAACGCTGGATTGATGGCGAGGAGATTGAGTGATGAAAGCCGTCAAAACAATCCTGTTCTGCATCATCAATCCGCACCTGATTGTGATGCTGGTATTCGCTGCCATGCTTCTTGGAGCAAGGAAGTCACTTTATTATCTTTCCGACAAGCTGAATGATGCTGCACGTTACATTCAGAGTGTTGACTATAAACTCGCTGCGAAGTCGCAGCCAGCATGGTTCAGATCGCTGGTTGATGATGAGGCGAAGTGATGTCGTATTTCTTCCTGATATTCGTAATCACAAGCAACACGTCCAATATGCAGGTGGTGCCGATGCAAAGCATGGAGCAGTGCAGGGCGGCCATTACGGCAATGAAAATCGCTGAGGAAAAGCGGACGTGGAATGATGTAAGTCCAAATGTTGACAATTTGCAATGCGTTGAGGTGAAGTGATGACAAGAAAACAGATTCATGATGTTGCGGTTGGTTGCAGGAAGTGGATTGAGGAGATATGGTTTAAGCCTGGATTCAGTGGAAAGCGCTATAAATTGTACGCCAAATGTCGCGGTTTGGTTCTTGGGGATAGAATAGAGCTTGCTATATTCCATAACAATGACCAGGCCCTTCAAGAGAGAGCCTTTGGTGACTGATACCATGCTATAATCCCATCCATGCGATGGGATTTTTTATGGTGACGAAATGTCAAAGTTAGAGGCGGTAAACGCCTATATTCAGCAGCGAGTGGCGAACAATAACAGGCTCATCGAGCGGCAGCGTCGGGAGTTTAGCGGTGTAAACATAGACCAAAAGCACACCAGACTGTATGTCGAATGTGGCTACCCTGAAGAAATCACCGCCGAGATGTTCCGCTATGCCTATGAGCGCTATGCACCGGCAACCGCTGGCGTCAATCGCGTACTCGATAAGTGCTGGCAGACTCCGCCGCAAATCCTCGAAGAAGGCGCCGATGACAAAGCAAGCACCCCGTGGGAGAAAGCAGCCAACAAGCTGTTTAAGCGCGCTGCGCCGTTCATCAAGGATGCAGACCGCCGCAACCTCATCAACCGCTACTCCGGCCTTATCCTGCAAATCCGTGATGGAAGGCAGTGGAATGAGCCGGTAGACACCACGAAAACAAAACGCATCAAGGATGCTGCCATTGTCCGCTACATTCCGGCGTGGGAAGAGCAGCTCCGCGTCAGTGAATGGGAAAATGACGAATCCAGCGAAGACTATGGTCAGCCGAAGATGTACGAATATCAGGAGTCGGTAGTCGGCGCCTGCAACAGCGACGGAAAACCAACGCGCTCCCTGAGCATTCATCCCGATCGCATTATCGTATTTGCCGAGGGTGCGATGGATGGCTCCATTTACTCTGGCGTCCCACTTCTTCGTGCTGGGTATAACCACCTCATCGACATGGCGAAAGTCACCGGCTCAAGCGCTGAGGGCTTCCTGAAGAATGCCAGTCGGCAGCTCAACGTTAATTATAATAAAGACAGCGTTTCCGCTCAGTCTCTGGCTCAGCAAATGGGCGTGCCGCTGGAAGAACTGGCTGATGTGCTCAATGAGGATGTAGCGCGTCTGAATGAGGCAATTGACGCGGCGATGTTCACGATGGGCGCTGATGTCAAAGTGCTCTCGGTGACGCCAGCAGACCCAGGGCCAACATGGACAATTGCGGCCAACCAGTTTGCGGCATCCATCAAGAAGCCATTCACCATCCTGTTTGGTCAGCAGACTGGCCGCCTTGCATCCGATGAGGATAAAACCGACGACGCCATGAGCGCCAAACAGCGCCGCGAGGACTGGCTGGACTACATCATTTCGGTGTTCATCGACCGGATGATTTCCTTTGGCATTCTGGATAAAGCGCCAGAGAGCGGTTATTACTGCAAATGGGATGACCTGCTTGCACCTTCCGAGCTGAACAAAGCAGACCTGCTGGTCAAGCTTGCCACTGCAAACAAATCTGTATTCGATGCAGGACAGATGGCCCTGATGACCGCAGATGAAATGCGCGGCATTGTTGGCATGGAGCCTCTGGAGGAGCAGCTTCCTGACGGATTACAGGAAGGTCAGCAGCAACAGCAAGACCAACAGCAGGGCCAGACCGATGCGCCTCCTCAAAATTAATGCCCGGCTTCCGCAGCCAAAATTAAGCATGAGCCTAACAGACCCACTCGGCGCAGTGGGTCGCGTCAATAAGATGGTGCGCGACGTTGACGCCAGATATATGACGCTAAAATCGCAGGTTGCCGAGCTGTTCCGCACCATTCCTGTGGCGACCGGCAATGCTGAGGCTGGAAATTATTATTATGATTTCTCCGCCTACCGCGCATCGACATTCTTTGATGAACTTCAGCGCATTCTTGATAGTCATCTGCTGGAAGGTGATGATTTCACGCACGGAAGAATGTGGGCATCATCTTATGTCAGCGATGCCATGTATGCCGGTACGCAGAAGGCAAACTCAGACCTTGGCGACCTGTCGTCGGCATATAAAGACAGCAGGCCGCTTGCTGAAATCCTGTACTCTCAGCCGTATCTCGACAGGCTTCAGTTAGCGTACACGCGCACGTATAACGATTGGGGTGGCCTTTCAGATTACACGCGGCAACAGGTGGCAGAGGTCATCACTGCTGGCATTGCAAATGGCGACGCTCCTGGAGTGGTTGAGCAAAACATCGTTAACCGCATGGACGTGTCAAGGAGTTATGCGCGGTCAATCGCTCAGACTGAAATTACCAACACCCTGCGCGAGGCTAACAGGCGCGAAGTGAAAGAGGCGCAAGTCACGCTGGGGATGGATACCATCATGCTCTGGCAGTCGGCGCTAATGAAGACGACCCGCGTCATTCATGCCGCGCGTCATGGGAAGTATTACACGCCTGAAGAGATTGATGAGTTCTACAGCGAAGGCGCAAACCGCAGGAATTGTCACTGCGCTCAGATACCTGCATTAGTGATGGATGGCAAGCCGGTGATACTTGAGAGGACGCAGGAAAAGCTCGATAAGCAGCGTGAGGCGTGGCAGGATACACACAAGAAAGCCGCCTGATGGCGGCCTCTGTCAAATATTACTTTTCTTGTTGTGAAGGGTGCGCATAGACTCAAGCCATTCTATTTTGTTCATTTAAATAAACCTCTCTAAGTTCACCCATCACGCTCAGCCATGCTGCATGCTCATCCATGCCGCGCATCACCAGCTTAACGTAGCGATTACGGGCCTTAAACATCAGTAGCGGGCACATTATTTGTCGCCCACCGTTGACAGGCAGACTTCACGGGCGACAGCGGCCACTTCTTTCGGTGTCTTGTCTGTCATTTTGTATGCCCCATCTACGATAGCCTTGCTGAGTTGGTTAAATTCAGCGCTATACTGGCCTCCAGAAGAAACCATCAGCGCGAGCTGCTTTGATACGCCAGCATCACGGGCTTCTGCTGCCGCTTCACCGAGCTCACCAACTGCATTGCAAAACTCGCCAGCCGACGCACCAAATGAAGCCATTGCGAATACTGCTGCTGCGATTAATTTTTTCATTTTTTACTCTCCTGTGTTTGTGTATCTACATCATCGCTTACGATTCAATCTACGTCAAGACTATTGTGATAAAATAATCTGCATCACCGGAGGTAAAAATGAAACTATCGCAGCGTGGCATTGATTTAATTAAACAATTCGAGGGTTACAGCTCGAAGGCATATCCAGACCCAGCCACTGGCGGAGCGCCGTGGACTATCGGTTACGGTACAACCAAAGGCGTTAAGCCAGGCATGGTTATCACCGCACAGCAAGCGGAAAAGATGCTGCGTGACGACGTAGCGAAATTTGAAAGCGGCGTCTCATCACTCATCACTGCCCCAACCACTCAAGGTCAGTTTGATGCAATGGTGTCGCTGGCCTACAACATCGGGCTTGGTAACTTTGGTAAATCAACTCTGCTGAAAAAGCATAATGCCCGCTGCTACACCTGCGCCGCCGACCAGTTCCGGGTATGGAATCGCGCCAATGGCAAAGTCATGAACGGACTGACCAAGCGCAGGGCGGCAGAACGTCAGGTCTACATGTCATGAAGCGCATCAGTAACTGGCTTATCGGCATTTGGGCATCATTCTGCTCGCTGATTCAGCTCTGGCCTGACGCCATGGTTCATGTGTGGGCTTTCATGCCTGAAGACCTCAGGTCTGCCATTCCGCCGATTGCGGTAAAGGCGATCAGCTACAGCATCCTTCTTGCCTCGCTGTTTGGAAAAATGCACGGCATGAAGAAAGAGATTAAGGCGCTGAAAAATGACCAGAATTAAGTTAATTCTAATCGCCATAGGCGTCGCGGTAATCATTGCTGCATCTGGTTATGGCGCTGGATACATGAAGGGATGGTATGCGCACAGCGAAAAAGTTAATCGTGACGCAGAAAAGCGCAGGCAGGAGGTGCAAAGCAAGCAGGCTAAGTCCACGGAGCAATCTCAGCAGGTGCGCGTTGTGACTGAAACCAAATACAAAACCATTTACCGCGACGTGGTGAAATATGTCTCCGACCCGAATCGTAATGTGTGTGTTTTTGATGACAACTATCAGCGGTTGCGCCAACAATCACTCGACGCCGACGCCTCCGTCAGCAGAGATGCTAGGTCAGGTGTGCGAATTATCGAAAGTGGCGCCAAAAAATAGCGACGAAAGTATCGTTATGGAGAACCAGAACACGGAGTGCGCCACAAAAAGAAAGATGACGATTTACGACTGGCAGGATTGGTATCGCGATAACTTCCAATAAAAAAGCCCCGTAAGGGGCTTTGTTTTAGAAAATGCCAAGGTCAATCTCACGCATAAAGCGCCTCCATTTTGTACCCAAACATGGTCGCATTCTGATGCTCAACACTACCAGCAAACGCCAGATAGCGGCGACCACGATTGCTGGTGATGATGTAGGCTGCTGGCTCTCGCTTCATAGCTTCACCATCGACGCTTTGCTGACACTTTTGTTGATGTGCTGGATGCACTTGATAATCACCCCAACCTCATCATGAGTAAACAGGCTGCAATCATATGCAGCATTGACCTTGTCTCCAGTCACTTCAATAGTCAGGTGCTTGCCTTTGAATCGTGCGGCAAACCCATTACACTCAAAGTGCCCTGATTCTTGTGCTTCGGTGCTTTTGCATTGTGCCATCACTTGATCTCCCCATTCAGTTCATTAACAATTAATGTTGCATAGCCAGCAATGTCTTTCCAGCTATCGTCGTATGTCGGGTCGCCATTCAGGATTCGACCGATTTTATGCTGAATCATATCGAGAGCTTCCTTCTGGCTTGCCGTCAGGTTATTCCATCCGTCAGCGTCGCGCATGGTGTCTTTCAGTGACTGCACGATTTCTGCGCCGTCTTTGAATTTCCCGTAGCGGCTGCCGCGCTCGGTGATAAGGGCTTCTGTGGAACTGGTGCGCCCATTCAAGTCATCATCAGTTACTGGCTCACGATGGGCGATAACAATATCGCCAGCCTTTTCGATATCCTTATCTCGCCCTGCATAATCCGCGCTGAGGTAGTGGATTTTGCCACTGGTTGCTGACTTCACAGCAAGAACGGCATCTTCATGACCATTAAAATAATCAGCACTTCCTTTCAGGTATTTGTATTTCATCACTCCACCCTCAGCGTAACTTTGTTTTTCTCATCCACGCTGAAGTGCTCACGCACAAACGCATACATTTCTTCAGCGCTCCATTCCCGCATTGCTACATAGCAGTGCGCGTAATATCTGACATCTCGCAGGCTTAACGGCTGGCGCTTAGCGATAATATCAGTCAGTACTTCCAGTGGTTCTTTGCGTTGTCTCGCCATTGTCGCTCTCCTGTGAAATCATCTTGACTAATCTACGTCAATTAGTCAATACTAGGTGTTGTAGATTGTATCATAGTTGCGAGGAGTGGTGTGGAATGAAGAAGTGGCAGGAGGTGACAGAGGTTCATAAGCGCGATTGCCGGGAGACTCTGCAAATGCTTAATGTTCCAGAGTCAATCATTAAATCTATCGAGCAGCGCATTGACCTGGCTGCTATGGAGGCCGCCCATGAAGCCGAGGAAGCGCAAATGTTGTCATGGATGGACAGAACTCTACCGGGCGTTTTACATTGTGGTAAGACTACCGATTGAAGATGATGACGGGTATCTGCATAACCATAGTCAGGTACTCAAATATTATGGCGTTCACTACAAAGTTCTGATGGAGAGAAAAAATGACTACTGATCAGGTGTACGAAAAAGAGTTGCTGAACAAGCTGGAAGAACTTGACCGTACTCGCGCATGGGTTGAAAGCGAATTGCGCGAGGTTCGCAATCGTATGCAACGGCAGGTAAACCGCGAAATTATCGAATGGCGCGAAGGGCGTCCGCATTTCAGCAATATTGGTGAGTGGGTGGCGAAATGAGAAAAGCCAGCACGTTGCTTCAGTTAATCATGGCTGACATCAGGGAAGACAATGCAAGGGCATCGTGGCAGAAAAACCAGCCTGACCGCCGAACATTGAAACAGATGCTGCATACCAAGTGCAGGCGACCTGGCATAAAACGCAATTATCGCAGGGACAGGGTACTGAGAAAACTATGCAACATTCAGGCTAAATACATGATGGGGAAGGTGGTGAAATGAAACCAATGATGGGCAGCAATGGGCTGCTTGAGTGCCATAAATGCGGGAGCCTTGATGTTTACGCCTGCGTAAAGGGTTCGGCGTGGATTATTGAGTGTAATGATTGCGGAAAGAAAGGTGGCGAATATCTCCGCCTTTGCACCGCGGTGAGGTCATGGAATACCAGGGGTGGCCAGCTATACACGGTCGAAGACTACAAGCATGATGAACTGGAGCGTAAACATGGACTTTAAAACGCAAATACTCACGGTGATAGAGCGTTGTGGTGGCGCAACCAATGCTATGATACGCAAGCAGACTGGCATGACAAACCGCGCCAGCGTTACTGGCTATCTGATTGAGCTGGAGGGTATGGGATTTATTATTAAAGAGGAAAGCGTCAGCCATGGCAGGCGCTGCTTTAAGTATTTCCTCAATCCCGATAATACCGCGCTTGATCTGGCAATTCAGACGTATCTTGAGGCGAATCCGGGACGCAAAAGCAAGCAGATAGCAGAGGCTATCGGCGTCAACTACACCATCCTCAAGGCACGCATGCGCTATCTGGCAAGCATTGGTCAGGTTGACCGTGAAATGCTTCCCGGCGGAGCGTGGAAGTATTACTGGCAGGAGGTCATTCCGTTTGGCATGAACCGTGACAGGATGATGTTTGAAAAGCTGCTTGCCGGGGCGCGTCAGTCATGTGGGCGGTAAAGCATAAATCAGGAACCGTGCTGTTTGTCACCAACTGTGAACGCACGGCCAATAATCGCAGAGAGATGGGGTGGATAGTGGAGGAAGTGGATGTGAGCAAACCAAAAAGCGCATTAATTAAAATTACATGGCATGACGACACGGTTAGCCAGTGGCATGCAGATTCATTCAGAGAGGGTGAGCACTCCATTGAAATGAATATTGGTGGATGCATCGTTTGCATCCCCTGGAGGTTATACAAAGATGGCGAAGTTAAACATTTGGATGTGGAGTCGTAAATGAAACTACAACTTAGCGAAATAATGGAAGCAACAGTCAGTGAACTGGAGGATATCGACATGACGCTTGCCTTTGAGATTGAGGCTATTGAGCGCCAGCTTTCCGGGAATCATGATGCGGGCAGAGTATGGAAGGAGAAGGCAATGAAAGCGCGCGACCATATGAAGCGCACCCGCGCGCTGGTTCGCACTCGCCTTGATAAGCTCTACTACGGCGAAGAAAGAATGTTGCACGGCGCCATTCTGGCTGAAATCCGCAAAACGATGCCTATCGGTAAGTTCATGGATGCCGTAAACCGCGCAAAAATTAACTGCGGAATGTTAAATAAGAATAGTCCTCAATAAATTCTTTTCCGTGGCTGTTACCTTGCACTCAGGAGGTAGCAGCCATGCCAATCATACTGATATCATTCTTTGCTACTCTTTTCGCTTTTACCGCGTCTTCGCTTTACCTTCTCGCGTCCGTTTCGTGGTGCATATTCATGGTGTGTTATAATCCGGGCATAAAGTAAGCGCGGAGAAAGGTCATGATTGTCAAAATTGGCGACAAGTGGGTCGTTAAATCTAAGGATGGCTCGCACCAGTTTGGCGAGTACGATACCGAAGAGGCGGCTAAAAAGCGCCTTGCTGAGGTGGAGGCATTCAAGCACATGAATAATAAATTACAGGTTAACATCCTGTACACCATCAACTCAGCCAGCAACATCAGTGAAAAAATCATTGATGGCGACCCGCATTATGTCATCAAGAATGTTGTGCCGGTTGTGGATGACATTGTCATGAATGGCGGCCTGTACCCTGGCGATGAGATTAAAAAATCATTCCATGGGCTTGACGGGAAACCAGCGCCCTATGACCACCCGAAGATTGACGGGAAATACGTGTCGGCCAACATGACGCGAGCCGCTAATCAGTTCAGCGTTGGTGCATGGATTGAGAACTCATCTCATGATGGCAGCAAGGCGCTGGTAGACCTTTATATTAATAAGGTGGTGGCTGAGCGCTCTGATAAAGGCAGGGAGTTGCTGTCGCGCATTGATGGACTCAAAGTTAACAGCGCCGATGCCGAACCTGTTCAGGTGTCTACCGGCCTGTTGCTCAACCGTGAGCAGGCATCGGGAACTTCTAAGGGTAAAAAATATTCATGGATTGCCAGAAATATGGAGTGGGATCACCTCGCCATTCTTCCGCCTGGAATTCCCGGTGCTGGCGGCCCTGCTGATGGTGTCGGTATCTTTGCTGCTAACGGCGAAGACATTGAGCGTGTTGTAGTTAACCTTGAGGAATCGGCAATGACCGACGAAAGTGCAAACAAAATCAAATGGTGGCAGCGTGCCATCAATCGCCTGACTGGCAATCAGCTATCATTCACCGATATTACTGAACAGCTCCGCAATATCATCAAGGCCGAGACTCAGGCTGATGTATGGCCTTACATCGTCGCCGTTTATGATAATTACTTCGGCGTTGAGATTGACGGCACCATTTATATGCAGTCCTACATCGTCCGTGAGGATATGGTAGAATTAGTCGGTGAACGGGTTAAGGCTGTTTATAAGACAGAGCTTGAACCGGTAAAAACAACTCAAGGGGAAATCTCAATGACTAACGAGGAATTACAGGCTGTATTAGCCGATGCCCTCAAACCGGTTCAGGAATCGTTGACCGCAGTCAACCAGAAACTGGCCGATGTGGAGGCGCAAAACAAAACCCTGCGCGACCAGCTGCAAGCCAATGCCGCACAGGAAGAAGCCGCAATGCGCGCCGCCATTATGGCTGAGCTGAAGTTGCCGGAATCTGCTGTTAATGCGCTGACTGGCGAAGCACTGCGTGAAACCTATGCGCTCACCAGTAAAGCAGCTCCGATTTCCGGCGGGTTCCAGCCGAACCATGAAGCAGAAGACCAGTGGAAGGATTACGACCTGAATGCTCATCTGGAGGTTAAATAATGGTTGCTCATGTGATTTATCGTGGTCCGGTTGAGCGTGAGCCGGAGACCATTAACGTTCAGATCGCCACCGCGCTGACTCCTGGTGTTGCCGTGAAGAAACTTGCTGCAAATGCCACCGTCGCCACAGACGCTAAAGGCCGAATCTTTATCCTCGGCAATCGCCGTTTCTATGGTCAGACCATCGACACAGCATACGCTGCAAATGAAACTGCAGTTCTGTATCGTGCGGAGCCTGACCAGGAATACTATGTTCAGTTGGCTGCTGCTGCATACACCATCGGTCAGGAATTGACAGTCGGCGCTGCTGGCGTATTCAAGGCCGCTGCTGCTGGTGATGTAGTGATCGCATTTTTCGACGAGAAGGCAAACCGCACCCTCAGCGCTCAGGGTTTTGGTGATGTCGTTATCGCTAACGCATACGTGAAAGCATAAGGGGATAACGATGCTTAAGTTTTCCAAAGAACAAGCGGCGTTAATTATTAATGAGCGCCGAAACTATGACCGCCAGCACCAGGTAATGGCTGCCAACAGCGGATGGCAGAATCGCGGTGGAATTTACACCGATGGCCTGACTGGTAACGCATCAACCCTGCCGAAAGATGTATGGGGCATTTGGGACCGCCAGGCTGTAGAGATTCAGCGTGATGTACTGGCTGTTTTCAGTGACCTGTCAAGCCTGTCAATGCCAATGCCTGTCGGTAAATTGCTGCATTACTTCCAGACCGTTTCCGATTCCGGCGAAGTAAACATCAGCCTGGATGGTCGCGGCAAGGCAAAAACCGACGCGCCTGTAATTGATTACCACGGCACCCCTCTGCCGATCATCGACTCATCCTTCAGCTTCGGATGGCGTCAGATGCTGGCTGCTCAGACCGAGGGTTATCAGCTTGACACCGCAGCGAGCAACAACGCAGTGCGTAAAGTAGCTGAGAAACTGGAAGATATGGTAATTAATGGCGATACCAGTATCAACGTTAGCGGCTCCACCATTTACGGCCTGCGTACAGCTCCAAATCGTGCAACATTCACGCATGGTTATGACCTGTCTGCTGCGACTGGCGCTGAGTGGGTTGATGCCATTACCAAGGCAATCGCGGCGCTTCAGGCTAAGAACTACTACGCACCAGTGACATTCTATGTCAACTACAGCGACTGGTTCTACGCGTCAACCACTGATTATGTGGCAACCTACCCGAAAACCATCCTGTCTCGCCTGCTGGAGATTCCTGGCGTTGCAGCAATCATCCCTGCATCTCGCGTTCCAGTAGATGAAATCCTGGGTATCGTTAAACGCTCAGAAGTCTTCCAGATGCTGTCCGGCATGCCGATTACCACCCGCGCATTTACCCGTCTGCGTCCTGAAGATGATTACGCATTTAACGTAATTGCGGCTGTCGCGCCAGAGTTTAAATACGATGCGCTCGGACAGGCTGGTTACGTTCAGGGTACGCGATCCTAACAAAGAGGGGCGAAAGCCCCTTTTTTATCTGGAGTAAAGAAGATGATTAATCCGAAAAAAGTCCTGGATGATACTGGTCATTTCAGTAATGTGCCAGCATCAGCCATCCCTGCTGCAACTACCTCTGCCGCTGGCGGTGTAAAAAAGACGCCAGCAGTTACTGATATTGCCAAGCAAACTGTTTCTGGTGCAGACGCAGCCACTGTTGCAACTTCTGCAACCACCGCAGTAAACGCTGTAGGGACAAAGCTTAATGCGTTACTTGCTCAGTTGCGCGCTGCTGGAATTGTTACGCCGTAAGGAGGAATTATGAAGTGGATTCTTACTCATGACAGCCACCATCTTAAAAAGGGTGATGTCTATGAGGGTGATAATCTTCCGGCATGGCTTGTTGGTAAGGCTTCTTTGGTAGAAGAGAAGTCTTTCGAAGTGGCAACCCCGCAAGAAAAGACGACAAAGAGAAAGAAAGCAGAGTAAACTGAACCCGCATAATGCGGGTTTTTTATTGGGGGTTTCCATGGCTGTAAGATACGACATATTCACCACGCGGGATGACGGAGAGGTGATGCTTGACGAGCTGATGTCCGCTGACTGGACTGCGCTACAGGTTAACGTGATGCCACTTGATTCATCTGGTGCATACACGCCACTGGTTAGTGGAACCGCGTCCGTGAAGGTGTCGCCATTTGAGTCCGGTGATTACTGGATTGATGTCAACAATAATAATTATTACGGCGTAGCGCTGCGCCTGAAGATAATCAAAACTGAATTGCCGGCAGCGGTAAGTTCGCTGAGAGTTTCGGTGTGGCGCGCTGGCGTCTCTCCGCAATCGGTAGTAAACCTTCAACCTGACGTGGCGCTAAGCGATATTACCACGCAGTCATATATTGAACGCGCCAACAAGCAAGGCAAGCTGTTCACTGCGTCGCGCAGAGTAACTGATGTTGCTGGCAGCTCAAACCTTGACAGCATCTTTATCACCGGAACAAAACAGGTGATATTTAACCAGCGCATCATTGGTTATACAGGGAAAGGTGTTGTTGCATCAATCTATCGCGGCGCGGTTGCCACTGGCGGCACCGCTGCAGAGATTAATAACCCAAATGACATCGCACCGCATACTGCAACAGCGCGGCTTCTGACTGGCTCTACGGTTACAAGCATTGGGCAGCTGACGGTGGCTGCGACGTATAGTGAAGGGAACGCATCGAATCAGGGGCAGGGTAATTCGCAGGCAAAGCTCGGTGAACAGGTCATCATGGCGCCTGATACTACTTATCTGTTACGCATCACATCCCTGGACACTGCGGCGCAAAATATCAATGCTTACGTTTCGTGGTTTGAGGATGACGCTTATCTTCCGTGATAAAAGAAAAGCCCCGAAAGGGGCTTTGTTTACTTATGGTCGCGGAGATTAACGAGGCCATCAATCAGCCGCTGAATTGAGGCATTGTCTTTAAATGTGATGTAAATTTCTGGTTCATCAACATCATCAATTTCATCGCCTGGCACGCCACGATTTACGCTATTCGCAATGACTATTAACTTCTCACCCTGGAAAGAGCTAAATTTAACGCCAACGTAACCATCTCCAAGACGGGCAACTTTTGAGCCATCTTTCTGAGTAAAAACACCATTCTTTTTCATCACTAAATCCTCATTGGCATAACTGTTATTTTTTGTTCTTGATGTAATGCTGC